GTCCAAACGCTTGATGATATCATTCATGATAGTATCAAGAAGGATCTTGAACTGTTCGGCATGCTTGTTGGCAAGCATATGACCCGCGCCTACGAGAAAGGCGACCAGCACAGGTGCAGTCAAAAGGGGCAAAGGAGACTCTGGAGCAGCTGGCAAGAGAGAAAGGAATCGTGACAACCAGTTGATGGCGCCTTCGTGTCCGCCCAGGAGAAGATGCGACTCTGGTACTGACGACATGATGTTTGCGACAATGGATATAACGCCCTACAAAAGACACGGCAACAGCATGTGAGATAAAGGACTGTTCCCTCTACTCAAAACTTCACTTTGTACTTCAATTGCAATGGCATTTTGATGCACGGATATGTCTGGTTTTTTCTTGAAAATATCAGACAAGTAGATCTTAAAATTTTTATTATCTCCCTTGCTGATTGTGAAGTCCTGGTGGAAGACTTCATTGGTTTTCTGCTCTTTCTCAGTCGAATCTTCACCCACAGCACTCATGATTAGTCATGCTGCCAACATAAGGAGGAGTATTTTGTTGCGTATTCAAACCATTGTAAAACCAATATTTAAATAATCAATTTCTTTATAGTATTGATAATTTTTATTAGTATCTTTTAAATAAATAAGTTCATTATTAATAATATTAATATTTTTTTGTAAAGCTTTTGTAACAATATTTTTATACATCTTTTAATTAATTATTTTTATTATTATTTTTTTAAATACTTAATTAAAAAATCAAATTTTTTTATAAAAAATAAACTTCTCTACAATCATTCATTTCTTTATCTGTAATATTTTGTTTAACATATTCATCAAATGATGTTCCTTTTAATAAATTTAATATAAATGCCATAGAATATAAACCACAAGCACCATCACCATATTGATGTCTAAATTTATTATGTGAAACTTCTGTTTGAATATTATGTTTATCACATATTTTTTGTAATTTACGTAAAAATTTACGTGTATCTTGTTCTGGTCTTGAACCATATGAATCATAATAATATATTTGTCCTTTTGATAAATCTGCATAAACACTAACCCAATGAGATCCACTTTGATGGGCCTTATCTAAATTAACAACTAAACCATATTTTTTAATTCCACTTTTAAATAAATCATTTAAATTTAAATGTTTAGTACCAAATTCTGTAAATTCATCAAAATCCAAAGGAACTGCTCCTAAAAATTTAAAATCTGGATATTTCGTTTCATATTGTTTCATAGTAGCTTCGATATCAAAATTAGATAACCATTCATCATAACCTTTAGGACCATCGGGTTTAAAAGTAAGTTTTTTTAATTCATATTGTCTTGCTTTATCCATATGTTTAATAAATTTTTGTTTTAACCAACATTGTTGATTATCACAAATAGTAGATAAACGTTTTTCTAATTCTTTTACCAAATATAATTTATATTTTTGAGGATTTAATGTATCTAATTTAGCCGATAATTTTATTTTATTATCTGGAAATTCTTTACTATATGCAACTGATAAAGCTATTAAGTCATTTAAACTAAAACATGTACCTTCAGAAAAGTTTTTTGTTACTGCACAATCATCGGTGTCCATTATATATAATAATAAATAAAATAATAAATAAAATTTATGATAAATCTAATTTATTTAGATCTATATCACGATAGTGTTTTATTTCTTTTTTAGGAAAGAAATAATATTCTTCATCTTGTGTATTAATATTTTTAGTATAACCAATTAAATAACTTTTTTTATCCCATAGTCTTTTTACTGAATCAATATAATAGGTTTTATTTTTAATTTTAATTTCATCTAATTGTAAATCTACTTTTTTTTGTTCAGTTTCATCTAATTCAAGATCTAAAATTTTTTTATAAATTTCTAACTTATTATTATTTAACATTGGAAATAACTCGATAATATTATTTACAATGTCTTTTTTTAATTGTAAAATCTCTTCCACATGTTTTATTTTTAATTTTTCTACACGTTTTGATACTTTTTCTTCTTTTGGTTTTGGCTCTTTTTTAGGTTTCTCTTTTTTTACTTTTGGTTCCTTTTTAGGTTTCTCTTTTTTTACTTTTGGTTCCTTTTTAGGTTTCTCTTTATCTTTATTAATATTTACTATTAATTCAGAATCAGACTCAATTTTAATTTTACGCGGTCTTCCCATTTTATAATTTATATTAAAACAATCACTAAAATATAAAGGATTATATTAATCAATTTTTTATTAAAAATTGATTATTAGAATATATATAATTAGATATTAAAATATAATAAACAAATATAATATGTCAAGGAATATTGTAGTTGTATTAAAAGTTTTATAGTATCTTATGAAAATAAATATTTTGAAAAAAAAGAACTAAATAATATTATTTCATCAGCAGAAAAAAATTTAGATTATTCTACAGAATTATTACAAGAGATTATTTTAAAATATATATATTTTGATAATAATAAAACAAAATACTATATTAATTCGAAACGTATTAATAAAAAAATAATAACAGATGTTTTTACAAAAAATAAAAATAAAAATTCTAAAAAAGAAACAAAAGATTATGATTCTGATAATTCAACAGATTCAGAATTTACTTATGAATTAGAATATAAATTTCCTAAAAAAGAAGAATATAATAAAAAAATTAAATTTCCTCCATATGGTACACAAAACGTTAATGAAGAACAACAAGATGATAAATGGTCAAAAGAATTAGAATTAAGATCAAAACAGTTCGATATGTTACGAGCTATTAAATTACCAGAACAAAGAACGAAAGAATGGTTTGAAATGAGAGAGGGAAAAATTACAGCGAGTGATGGTGGTGTAGTATTAGGAATGAATAAATATGAACCACAATATAAATTTATTTTAAAAAAAACTATAGGAGCTCCATTTAATAGTAATCGTTTTTGTTATCATGGAAAAAAATTAGAAGAGCCCGCAACAATGGTTTATGCTTATAGAATGAATGTAAGAGTAGATGAGTTTGGTTTAATGGGTCATCAATCGATTCCATTTTTAGGAGCAAGTCCAGATGGAATATGTAATCAATATAAATATGATAAAACCCATAAAAGTAAATTTGTTGGTCGAATGTTAGAAATTAAATGTCCATTGTCTCGAAATGAATGGAGACAAGATAATATACCATTAACAGATTTAAAAAATTTATCAAATAAAAATGTAATATGTCCAGCTTATTATTGGATTCAAGTTCAATTACAATTAGAATGTTGTGATTTGGAAGAATGTGATTTTTGGCAATGTAAAATTGGTGAATATAATAATCGTGAAGATTTTATTTTTGATACACATGGTAAGGAACCATTTAGATCTTATAAAACAAAACAAGAAAAGGGTTGTTTATTACAATTATTACCATATGACTCATATGAACGAATTAAAAATCAAACTTCAACTTATGATGAAGAAGTATATGATAAAGCTATTTTTATATATCCAACCGAAATAGAAATGACACCAGACGATTGCGATCAATGGATTAAAAATACATTAGAAAAATATTGGTTAGATAAAGATTATGAACGTAAAGAAAAACCTTTAAAATATCGTAATTATAAATTTGATAAAGTAATATATTGGCGTATCGAAGATACTAAAAATAATACTATTTTACGTGATAAAGAATGGTTTTCTAAAAATTATCCAACATTTGAAAAAATATGGAATCAAGTCTTGTTTTTAAGAAAAAATAGAGATCATTTAGATATTTTTGTAAGATATCTTCGTTCATTAAATATAAAAAAAAATAAGGTAATTATGGAAACTATTGATAAATTATGCGATTTAGATTCAGAAAATTATGAATTATGGTATGAAAATTTATTACAATCAATTAAAGATTATGAAATTAAAAATAAAATTGTTTATAAACATATTGATGAAGGTAAAAAAGAAGAAAAAATATTAATAGATTTTAATAATAATATTTCAGAAACTATTGAAACATTTAAAAATGATCCCGATTTAATTGATGTAGTTATTAAAGAAATTTATAATAAAAAATATACAAATATTGAAGATGATATTAAAAAATTTAATAATAAAAAATATCAAAAACAAAAGAAATATGAAATATTAGGTATTGATGAAAGAGATAAAACAGAATTTAATAAAGAATTTGATATTTTTAAATTTGAAGATTCATATGATCAAACAGATTCGGATTCTTATGGCTTTGATTAGATAAAAAATTTATTAAAATAATAAAATATAATATAATTATTGTATTTTATTAATGAAAAAGATACTTCGAATAATTATAATAATTATTTAAAAAAAGTTATAAATATAATTAAAAAATATAATAATTTAAAATTAAAATCTACAGGAAAATTAAATCATGTTATGGAGAAAAAATAGAAAACTAATATTTTATTCGAAAGGAAATTATCAAGATTTATACAAATATAACAATCAAACTATTAAAAATAAAGAACCGGATAATGATATTATAAATTATTTAAATAATTACAATTCAAAAAAAATAAAATTAATGACGAACTAATTGAAGAAAATCAAATTATAGTAAATTATGATTTGGAAATATTAATAAATAAAGTTTATAAAGAAAAATTTAAAATGTTTTTTAGAAGAAATAA